GACATTTTATTAGTTTTATCTTCAATAACCTTTTTAAGAACATCAGCACGATCTAATCTTAAAAAACGTCTATGAGGTTCAAAAGGATTGCGAAATTCGAAGTCAATATCTAAATCACCTCTATATCTAGCATCTAATAAATCGCGAATAGTACAGTCTTGAATAAACCTTTGTTGATCATCAGTAAATTTAGACTTGTAGTACCTAGGTAATGCAATTTTATGACCTTGACTATCGACACAAAAGCGCTGATTAAGATAAACACCTGAATTTTGATGAAAGGTATCCAATCCAATACCTTTTGACATTGATAAGTAAGGAGGTACAAGGCCATGATCCAAAAACCACTGAGTAGATAGTTCTTGCTTTTTATCAGTGTACCTAGCTACATAAGCGGCACAGGCGGGTTCAAACAAACCGATGTCAGTAAGACCATAAGGCCACAAACGATTAAGAGTGTCAGAGTTATAACGCATATGACCACTCGAAGAGAATAAGTTGAATTTTTGATCGGGGAATATGAAGCCAAAAATAATAATGTGATGATGAGGCCGAAGATTAAGAGTTCCATATTCGCCACAGTGAAAATATTTAAGACCTGATCCATACTTTTTTCTAAACCTCTTGATAAATAACACGAAGTCCTCTTTGATAAGAGAAGGCGATTGAAGATGATCGTCGTCATAGGTGAGAGTAACAAAACTGGAGAATGGATATTTTAAACTTTCATGCCAACATCGAAGCGCCCACATTTTGGCATGATCTAAACGACATTGAATGCAATGACCACAAGGCACCTGAATTTTTTGATCTAAATCAAGTGCCTTTTTAGGATTGAAAACAATAGTACGTTTTCCATTAGCAGTTAATTCAGCACTCCACCAACCTGATAGCGGAGACACACACATTAAATACGAAAACCACCACGAGTTAAAGCGGGTGCATAGTTAATAGGCGCTGATAGAGAATGCTTACTAAAGTTTGCACGGGATGCCTTACGGCTAATTTTTTTTCGTTTCATTTTTGATCTCCTTGATAGCAGAAACAACTAACTTTTTAATGAACCAAAGTAAAAAGAGAGGAGCAATAAAAAGCATAAAGAAAATAAAAATAGAATAATCTGTCATTGTCGTAAATAACCTCGAGTAGCTTGATTAGTAGATTTGGCAGAATTTAGAGATTCAAACCAATTCTTAACACCATTGATTATAGACGATCCATAACCTTTGATAGCTTGATTTGTAACATAAGGCTTAAAATCTTCAAGTAAAGCACCACCAGTACGAAAAAGAGTGTGAGGTCCATAAGTACCAATTTGATGTGTATTAACAGATGCTTGTTGAGCTAGAGCACTATTTAATGAATTTTGATATGCCAGTGAATTACCCTGGAGGTTCATAAAGTTAATGTGAGCATTAGCCTCTTGTGTCTTAGCTAGATTTAACTTTTCCTGAGAAGAGAGATTACGATTTTGATAGACGTAATTAGCAATCTGTGAGTTTTGCAAAGCTGTATTACTATCAACTTGTTTAGACTGTGTGACTGAATTCATTAAGTTTATATCTGCATTTTTACCGGCAATATTTAACTCTTTGTCTTTTAGTTGAGCTTGAAGTAAGTCAGAAAAAACTTGCAAACCGGCTTGTAATTGCTGAGTACGAGCTTGTTGACGAGCAGAGACACCGGCAGATGCTGAGTTAGACTGAATTACTGGAGTAGAAGTAGTAGCAGAACCAGAACCACCAGTAGCAGAAAGAATAGGATTAAGACCAGCAGAACGTAAATCAGCGACTTCACGTTGGTGAGCGGTATTAGCCATGTATTCGTCATGTTTCCACTGAGCTTGTGTCATATTAACATCGTAAAGCATATCTTTATAAGAACGGCTAGTATTTTTGCCAGAGAACATACCAGAACTGGACATAGAACCAAGAGCGCCAATGATACTGGCAGCAGCACCAGAAAAAAAGAAATGACGTTTTGAATTTTGGACTTGAAAGTCATGAACAGTAAAACGCATAAATTACTCCTAGAAATGATCAATTAAGCCAGGAACACCATACAAAGGCATAGGGCGAATGCATTTAAGGTCAAAATAGAAGTCACCAATAAAATGAGGTTCATTTTGGACAGCAACAACTCTAGAGATAGGTGGATTTTCCTCGATGAAGTCAGAGTTCAATTTAGGTAAAGTCGTGAACTTCTGCGATAAGTGCCAAACATCTAATGTCTCAGGGTCGGAGCTACGTAGTTTACCAGTAATTAGAGAAGGCTTATAACGGTATTCTGCATATCTTTCTTGATAACCGAATACTTGATCGTCTTGATCGTTGCCTTGGGCAAAGATTTCCTTATTTAAGACTGCTTGCTCGCCTAAGTGAGCTAAGGCAGGCCAATAGAAGTCAAAACGAGATTGTCTAGACCACATGCGGTTAATACCTTGCTGATAGGTAAGGTCAGCACGAACAGACATAAGACCAATAATGTAACCATGCTCAACGAAAGAGTGATTGAAGTCATCATGTGTATTAGAAATATAACCGAATGCTGCTAAGTTGCCTTGAGGAGTAACAGAAGTAGTTGCAGAAGTCTGCTGAACAGGGTTGATATTGACTGGAGTAGAGCAACCTCCAAGATATTCAGGTCTCTGCAAGCGAGCATCTGGAGAGATAACACCGAAATGGGAGCGAAGAATTTCTGTATAACGAGTACCACCACGAGCATCACGTTCTAATAGTCTTTGAATTTGAAAAGCAGAACGTAAGTCATTAACGTTTACAGAGCTTTGAGTAGTAGATGTCAATTGTAAGTAACTTGCAAGATTGTTAATAGCTTCTTGATTTAGAGATAAACTTCCACCAGAAGTAGTACCAGTAGCGAAAGTACCAAATGATGATGAAAGCTGAGGGTTAACATAAGATTTTGTAACAGGCGAAGATCCTGGTATGCCTTCATTGACAGTATAAACCTCAGATTTGAGACCTTGAACACCAGTTAAAGCGCGAGAAGTACCTAAACCAAAACTAGAAGAATTAGTAAAAGGTAAATTTGGAGAAAGTGAAGATACATCCTTTGCACTAATTTCACCAGCTAAAGGAACAGTAACTGCAGAACCTTTTTGTGGCCAAGGTAAGCAAGATGTAAAGTAATCATGTCTTTTTCCACGTTTTAAAAGAGTGTAATTATTTACATTGTCACTATCACCATGTTCGACTGTGACAGAATTTTGGAGATTTTCGTCACGGTACCACTCATTCCAAATCAAATTATAGGCACGTAAAGGTAAGGAGTTGACAGAAAGATTAGAAACACCAGTAGGAAGTCCAAGATAATCGAAAATAGACTGTGTAGCAAAACCACCTACAGGAGATGTAACTGTAGGTACTAAATAATCTGTGCTATCGGTAGGGTCACGCTGTTCACCGTTAAAGTTAGTCCAATGATCCCAGAGAAGACGATTAGGAACAAAGAAAAATTGCATGTCCAGGAACATATTATCCATGACAGGTACGATAGGAGTGGATAAACGAGCTAGAACACTTGTTTTGAGCTTGAAAGTATCGCCTGGAAGAACTTCATCGCAAAAGAATGGAATTAAAAGACCTTCGTTAAAAGTAGTCTTATATCCAAAAGAGCGGTCAAATGATGAACGTTCGATATTAGTCTTAGGTATCATCGAAAAAGCGTGTTTCATTACAGATTTCATATACGTATAATCCTTATATGTATTTTTTAGATTTCTTTAAAAATAACCTCGCAAAGTAGCATTCTTAAGCGAGGTGTCGATCCGCACATATATAACAAGTAAGGTATGTGCGGTTAACTCTCAACAGGAGAGCTTAATTTATTGTCAACCGGTTGCTTTGCAGAAGGTGCAATCTTGTCAGCGTTAGAAGAATTTTCTTGCTGCAGCAACTGTGCACGCTGACGCTTAAACTCTAGATAAGATTGTTTATTCCAAACACCCAGGTCGCCTAATTCATCAATGCGATTAGGGTCAGATACAGCAGTAATAAAAGTGTTGAGATCATCACCAAACTTACGACGGACATCAGACGACAAATTAGAGAATTGATCGTTGAGGAAGGCGATTTTATTCTGAGCAGTTTGGAAGTCATCCAAGTTTGAAAAGTCGCCATAAGTGCCTTGATCTTGAGGCATAAGCAGCGAAGGATCAACACCAAGGGCTTGAGCTTGAACAGAGAATTTAGCCAGGATGTTGTTAATGTCGCAGCTTTCTTTAAATTCTTGCTGAGTAAGTGAAGGCTTAGAACTGTCTGCAATAGGACTTTTAGGCGGAGCATAACGAGTATAGAATTCAACCATTTTTTTTTAGACACCATAGAAATAAAAACCATCAAAAACAAAATAAAGACTGAGTGAAGGTGAAAAATAGAGACCTTCAGTTGGGACATCAGGATCTAAATTGATCCTAAAAATCCGACACAAAATTAGGTCATTCGGAACGCAGCTCACGGGTCTTATTCCAGGAAGAAGCATTAAAATTATCTAACAAAGCATCAATACCACGAGAAATATCAGTATCAAAGACCTTGATAACACCTGTATCTAAAACTTCACCAAGAACGATAGCGCGGTAATCAGAAGGACAAAGAAGTACAGGATCTTCGAGAATACCAGACTTTTGAGAACGAAGGTTAGAAGAGCCATAAAACATTGTAAGCTCATTCCATAAAGAATTGAGAGTTGTGTTAGCAATAAAAGATTTAACTAGAACATTGTGAGCTGTATCTTTAACTACAACAATATAATTTGTCTTATAAGAATTAGAATAGTCTTGAGTAATGTACATAATATTAAATTTCCTTTTAAGTTGATGAAAAATATAGAGAACAAAATCAACTTCGCATAATT